CGTACTTAGATTTGCTGTTGATATCTGTTATTTAATTTTATAATTCAATTATATTATAAAAAAGTATTTTTGTCAAGATTTTTAAAGTAATAAATTAGTTATCACCTAACATCTTATACTTAATCTCACTTTCTGTATTTTGAAGCTGTTGAGCTTCTTCATCGGTTATTTCGCGCCAATTATCGGCACTATCGTTTATACCGAGATAAACAACTTTGCCGAATGTTTCGCCATTGGTAAGTGTAAAGCCCTCGTCTGCTTTTAAAACAGTTACTTTTTCTGTAATCATTGTGCTAAAGTCCACCCCTTTGCATTTATTGTTGCTTTCTGCTCGTCACTTAAAGCTATTGCACTATGGAAGGTAATAGTCTGTGCCGTTGTTACTGTTGCAAGTCCGTCAATAATACTCTGTATGCTTTCGTTTGTAAGTAGGCTACTATTAGCCAACGATATTGAAATAGAAAGTGTGTTTGGCTCAAATCTTACCTCTTTTAAATTCCTACAATTTGTAAACATTTCACCGACACTACCTGCAGAAGAAAAATCAAACACCCCGATTATTTTTTCAAGTGAAAAACAGTGTCTAAAAAGATACTCATACTCTATAACATTTTTAGTTGAAAAGCCTAAGACTATTTCTGTGCCTCCAAAATTAGTAAAACACTTTGATAAATACTTGGTTTCGTTTGATATATTTAAAACCACCTTATTAACACAACCATTCGAACTAAATATTGATTGTGTATTCCCTATAACATCATTACTTACATTAGGAGCATTTACAATAATTTCTTCCACCTTTGGCATTGAGTTCCCCGCCCAATTCCAAAAAGCCCCTTGTATGGTTGTAGCATTAGGCAAATTAACTACCGCCTTAGTCGGAAAACTTTTTACACCTTGAAATAAGCTTTTTGCATTTGTGATGGTCATAAAAACATCTAACTCTTCCGCCTTATCAATCAACTGCTCAACCTTTTCGTTAACAGTTCCCTCTGTATCTTCAAGCACTCCGCTTTCGTCTATGAGAGTTTCGAGATTATCTATTTCGGTGGTATCTTTAACCTGAACAACTCCGCCACTTGTTAAACCAATGGTTAAGCCGTTTTGAATGTCAATCTTAGCCGTTGCATCTACATTAAAATAATAATTTAAAATTTCAGTTACCGCAGTCGCACCATAAAGGTTTCCTACATCATAAGGAACTATAACTCCGTCTTGATAGGTTGCTTTATCGTTGTTTGTTCTATATATGCCGTAATACCACACCTCGTCATTATAAGTAAGCGTGCTTGCGGTTGTTATATTACTTGTAAAAACCGATTTTTCGTTTTTACTTATTAAATAACCTGAATAAAAAGTACCACCAAGATTGCCTTTATCATAACCTAAACCATAAATGGCTACCCCATTATTGGTTTTAGTTCCCATACTTGAACTAACATTATCACCCGCAACAGATATTTCAAATTCGTGCCTTATTGTGGTGTTCGTTAAATCAATCGTAGTACCACCAACCCCAACAAGGTTATCACCCTCATAACTTAACTCAACAGCTTCGCCGTCATAAGTTAAACCAACTAACACTCCCGCCGCATCATAGGTGCAAGCCATTGTGTGTTCTGTATCGTCTGTGTCAATCAAAGTAATGGTATCATCATTATTATAAGTAATACTTTTATAACTTATACCACCTGTGCCACCTGTGCTACCTTCTGCAAGACGACCTAAAAAATAGGATAGCATATCCATTAACTTATCAACCTCCTATCTTTTCCCATTTTCCTGTTTCCCAACAGAACCACATGCTTCCGTCTTTCATAAAGCCTCTGTCACCAGGAACGGGACTTATTGTTTCTCGCGCCTCGTCATCATAGAAAAAATATTCACTATAACCACGTTGCGCTCTGTCCATATATTGGGTTTTTACTACTTTTCCCATAAAAACACCTCCTAATATAGTTATTTTGGTTTACACCATCAACTATATGTGAGGAGGTATTATGTTAGTATAAAATTTTAGAACTCTCGGAAAGAAAGAGAAGTCTTAGGAGAGTATTTTTTCTTTTGTGGTTTATTCGTCATCCAAATGAGAGTTTCTTTTGCTCTAGTCGCAGCAACATAACAAATACGCTTCTCTTCGTCGTTGTATGCTCTCGCGCCAATAACAATAACATGGTCATTTTCCAATCCTTTTGCAGAGTGGATGGTAAGAATTTTAACTGTATTTTCCTTCATTTTTGCATTAAGCTCAGCTTGTTCGAGTTCAGATTTTTTAAAAGAATCGCAAGGAATATTACATCTTTTTAAAACAGTCATCATGTTCTCTATCTCTGCATTTGTGCGGCAAAGGATAAACCACTTTCCATATTTAGGTTCATTTTCAATTTCCTCAATTACTCGATCCACAGAAAAAATACATTGTTCTACATATCCTCTGCGTCCCGTCATACATTTGTTTTTAACTCTATAAATATCTCGAATTGAAGAAAGAAAAGCTTCTCCAAAATCAATGATGTCTTCGCCGCAACGATAATTAGAATTAAGTTTGAAAACTTTTACTGTGGGATCATAAGTCATCCCCATAAAATATTCATAGTTCGAACCTTTAAACCCATAAATTGCTTGTTGAGAATCGCCAACTGCAAACAAATTCTTTGCTTTTAAATCTTTAGTAATGAACATATATTCATTCTTACATAAATCTTGAAACTCATCAACTAAGAGATGCTCAATGATCGGCACTTCTACTTTTCTTTTGTAAATCTGCTCAAGAAGCCAATCAAAATTCTCATTCTCAATTTGAGAAGAAGTATCAATTCCATTCATGAGGAGGATTCTATTGGCAAGACTATGAATAGTTCCAATAAATACATCTCCTGCACTTTCATCTAATCTTTCTCTCATTTCTGCCGCGGCAGCATTGGTAAAAGTAATTGCATAGATTTTTCTCGCCTCGATACCTTGTTCGAGTAAAAATTTGATTCTTTCCATTATTACTCGGGTATTATGAGTAACAACAAAATCATTAGTTAAATAAAGATGTTCTGGGTCATCGACTAAAATACATCTCATTGAAGTATATCTTCCAGTAGGCCTAATATCTACAATACTTTCAAAATTATGATTTGCTCTATTTGTATTTTCAAACATCAATGCTTTGTCTTTTTTTCTCGACAGTCTTACAATTTTGTGCGTCTCTGCCGCGCCAGTAAAAATTTTTACTTCATACTCTAAGCTTTTCTTATCTTTTCTATCTTGGCAATAAATACTACAATGATATCCTAAACTTCTTCCCAAAAAAGCAACATCTTCTGCAAGTTTTTTACTTGTTGTAGAAAAAGAAGGACTGTGTCTTCCATCTCCAATATATCCGTCTGTATCCATTAGTCCTTGCAATAAAGATAATCGTTGCTCAATAGAACTAAAAAGATAGTCTGCGGGTATTCTTTTTTCTCCGCAGGGACAACAAATTTCTCTTTCGTAGTTGGAAAAGTATTGTTTGGTTCTTACTTTTTCATTTTCTGTCTTTAAAAATCGCCAACTATAATTATAGAGTGAACATTTTTCGTAAGAAAAATTCGTCAATTTTGCAATTTCTTGTACTAGTTCCTCATCATTTAAAGAAATAGTTAATGTGCTTTCTGTGCAACATCCGTCCCCAATAAAACATCCAATTACATAAGGATCTATCGGAAGTTCCTTCTCACAAAAAGATACTGGTACTCTTAAATTAGGAATTCTTTTTGTGTATTTTTGATGTCCTCGGCGATCAACTTTTTTATATCCCAAAAAAAGTATTTCTTCAAGAGTATGAGTCGTCAATCCCCCGTGTCCGTTATCATAGCTCCAAAGATGATCTTTGCAACATTCAATAATTCTTCCATCAGCGAGTTCTACTTCATAAATTTCCTTCTCTCCTTGAGGAAAAATATTCAATATTTTTTCCTCCTGTCCAAATCGTCCGTATACCATATCTCCAATTTGAAGTTCATCTAGCCTTTTTAATCCATTTGGAGTGGGAATAAGAGTGTAATCTGGTTGACATTTTCCCGAGCCTGCGCCTGCGGCAACCAAAACCTTTGATGCGTCTGTCTGCACCGCAGTTAATTGTTCTTTATTTAATTCCATTTATATCTATCTCCATTTTACTTTATTATATTTTTATTTTATCACTTAAAATTAAAAAAGTCAAGAAATTAAGCACCCTATAGGGTGCTTTAATTAAATATTATTCATTATTTTATTTGAATTTTTATAACAGATAACATTTTATTGTACATATAAATTATTCTGCTGAAACAACTAACCAATTTTTATTTTCTATAATCGTTTTTTCTTCTTCTGTAAGTGCATCAAAAACATTTTTATGTAATGTTAGTGTTTGTTGATAGGTTAATGTCTTCAATCCTGCAACAAGACTTTGTCTTGTTTCTGTTGAAAGATTTGGTGATTGTCCTAAATCTATTGATAAATTTAAAGTTTCTTCTTTTACACGAAATTCAATAAGATTTGTACAATCTCGAAACATATCCGAAATAAGTATCGCGGGGGTAAAATCGAACTCTCCTAAAATATGAGTTAAGTTAGTACAACCTCTGAAAGCATTTGCCGATTTGCTTACTACAAAGGCGGAACATTTAGAAACGTCGAATACCTCTATACTTGTGCAGCTAAGAAGCATGCTCGATAGTATTAAAGCAACCGAGTTTGTAGAGCCTTCTATGACAACTTTCTTTAAATTACTCGCATAAGAAAAAGCATTGGAAAATTCTTTTGCCCCTGTGTGAGCAATATCATTTTTAATGTGAAGAATTGTATTTTCAGAAAAGGTTGCTCCACTAAAAATACCATTAAATGTTTTCGCATATTGTAGATAATTAACACCGATTGAAATATCTGCAATTTTTTCCATTATTCCATGAGTCGATGTACCTTCGGGAGCTTTAACACCTTTTTTAAGAAGATTTGACCTACCAAGTGTATTAGCGTTTTCAATGCGTGCTTTAATTTCTTGTAAATCTTGTTCTCTTGCCATTGTTAATCACCACCCTAATTAAGTACCAAACGAAGTATAAGGAATAATATTTTCGTTACCCCAACAATAACATTCGTATACAGTTCCATCCATAAAAGTGACCTGTGACTTTACTGCATTAGAAGAGGATATAACTACTGAATTATCCGAATTGTCTATAATTTGAAGAGTGCATTTTTCACCAGAAGATAATGCCTCGTAGGTCTCGCCCCGATCGATGTCGTAATCTACCACGCCAAACATTCCACTTGTTGTTTCAAATGTTTCGTTATCACTATACAATAAACTACCAGAAGAATTTGTAATTGATACTGTATAATTTTTATCTGCTGATAAATTCATAGCAACAATATCTAACTTCTCATCATCAAAAAGACGAACAACATAATTTTCTGACATATCATTAGTATCTTTTAATATTTTAATAGTGTGGGAACCGACTAGTGTCCCATCTAAAGATGCAAGTATGTATTCGTTATCGGCTACCTGCATTAATGCGATATTATTTTGGTTAGGATTGGATGATATCGCCACTAACATTCCACTATCTTCATTCAATGCTGTAAATAATTTTTCGGTTATTTCATTTTCTGTACCTTCATCAATAACAATAGTATAAATTATATTATTTTCTAAAGCAACATCTAAAGAAAGCTGAATTGCATATAATCCACCTATTTCTTCTATCAATGAAAACTCAGGAGTGTCTTCGCCAAAAAACGATCCAATTATTGTCACTGAAGAACTTCCTATAAGAGACAATATTTCTAATATTAAGTTCTGTTCTTCTTCTGTGCTATTTTCTCCTTGTATATTCAATATTGCTTGAGGCATGTCTACGAGAGGAATCGGTTCAGTTGTTCCATTCTTTTGACGAATTGCATCTCCTATGTCAACGAGTCTATCAATAAGAGCCATTTTCAATTCCTCCTATCATAGTATATATATTTTGAATGTTTTCGTGAGCAGTCGTAAGATAGTCATAGCCGCCGATATTGCACTTAATAGGAGTGCAGTCTTGTCCTGAATAAACCACTAAGATATATAAATATTTAGCATCATCTGGGAGTACTCTTTTTGTATTGCCTGCAAAATCAACCCTACCAGTCCAACCTTCTACCTCGGAAAAATCAGGACTCTCACCATCTACTACACCGGAAAAACTTTTTAGACACGCCATAGTTCCATTAATATAACCATTAGACGTAATATCTACTATATTCCCCCCTTTTACAGGAATTAAGACAAACTGATAATTATCGGTTACCATCCCCCAAATTCTACTGGTTAAAATGGCTCCTTTTATTCTCTCTCTATATTGGATATTAAGTAAATCCATAGAGTAAATAGTATTTATCAAATTTTGTTCTGTTTCTTGTATTTTATTTGATACATTTTCTGATAAGGAAACTATTTCTTCATTTATTTTAGTAATTTCTTCATTAATCTCTTTATTTTCATCAGACAATGTGGTTATTTTTTCTGTTAAATCGTCTATTTTTTCATTAGCCTGATATTTTACATTATCAATCTTTGCATTTAATTCTTCCGCAGTGCTTAGTTCAATAGCAGTATCCTCTGGATCTGAGCCATTTGTCGCTCCTGAAGGAAAAACTTTTACTGCTACAGGATAAGTGGTCACAATCTCTCCAAGATCGTTGTCGCCATTGGTTCCTGGCTTTCTATAACCTATTATTGAAATAGTAAAACCTGGCGAATGAATTGTTTCTGAAGGAATTATCGTGAAAGCTTCCCATGCTTTTTTATCATAAGTAACAATAACTTTTGTTGCTAAATCTTCCCAGTTTTCATCATCGCGAATAATCTCAAAATCTAAATAATTAACAGAATTTTCAACAATTCTATCAATCTCACTCTCAACAGTTAAAGTTTGACCTTTTACTTTTAAAGTTAAAATTGCCATTTTTTCACCTCGCCAAACGCAAAAATAGGGAGTATAACTCCCTATTTATCTTATAATTCCATCCAACCACTAACATAAAGCGCAACAGGTCTTTTACCGCAGTTTGAAAGCTTATTTGTTACTCTATATCTGCCATTAACTTTTTGTCCATCATAAATATAGAAAGTACCTGTTCTTGTAATAAGAGAAGATTTTGCCGTGGAAGAAACATAAAGTTTTTTCTTTGTAACTTTAACTTTGTCTCTCTTTTTATAAGTTTTCTTTTCTTCTTTTTTGGCAGCCTCTTTCTTTTCAGATACATCAATCCATCCAGTTACTTGACCTACTTTTCCTACATTTGATTTGCTATTAGTGATACGAATTCTTCCACCAATAACTTCATTATCCCAAATGTAGTAAGTACCACTTTTTAAAGATGAAGCTACTTTTGCCGCGGAATTTACATAAAGCTTCTTATTTTTTAAAATAATTTTATCTCCATCTTTACCATAGGTTTTTCTTACAGTTTCCTTTTTAACTGTTTCTTTTTCAGGAGTTTCTTTTTTAGGTTCTTCTTTTTTATTATCTTTTACATAATCTACGTAGCATTCATTCATATCAACATTACCATTGATACCGTTAACTTTTCCAGAAGAAGTGTATTGCCACATAGTTTTTTCTCCTGCATAAGTGCATTTTGTATAATACTGAGCAACCCAGTGATCGTATTTTTCCAAATCTGCATCATTTAATCTATCATTAAACCAAGATTTTGAGGCATAAATACCTGTTTTATATCCTGCTTTTTTAATCATATCACAGAAAGCAATACATGCAGCAGTATTCGCTGCTTTAGAAGCTTTTGCTTGATAATAAGTATCTTCTGTGTCATAGAAAATAGGATAATCAAATTTCTTATTTCCAATTACAGAAAGCACATATTCTGCTTCTCTCTTTCCTTCTGCCGCAGAAGTACCACGACCAAAGAAGTATCCTCCGATATGAATGCCAGCATTTTTACAGCCTTTATAATGAGTTTCAAACATCTCATCTTTTGCTTGTTTTTTACCTGCCCCATATCCTGTATATCCAATTCTAAGAATCGCATATTTAATACCATCTTTTTTAACTTTTTCATAATCTACATTTCTTTGGAATGTAGAAATGTCAATTCCTTTAATTGCCATTTTATTCACCTCACATTTGAATTTCTGTTTCTTCTTCAATTGACTGCTCTAACATTGAGAATAATTTACCATCAATTGCAGCATCAATATTTTCAATTTCTACAAGTATTTCCTCATAGTCTTCGGGAGTAAGTTTTTCTTCTAATACTAATTTAAGAAGAACATTTCTCAATCTTTGTTTAGAAAGATTTTCTGTTTTTGCTTTATTATAATAAAAAACTACGCTCGCCGCGGCAACAACGCCAACAGACGGGATGAGATAAGCAAAAATTTCACTTCCTAATTCAAAGATAGATAATACTATTGAGGTAAGTATTACTAAAGAAAAAGTGACTAATGAATAGGTGCATATTTTCTTAGAATAATTACCTTTTTTCATTTTACTTCACCTTCGCCAAATAATTCTTGTGAATTATTATTCTTTATCCATTCTTTAAAAGTTACCAAAGCTTCTTCTGTCCAAGCTTGGAAAGTGTCAAAAGATACAAGTTTTGAGAAAATAGGGAATTGAGAAATGAACATATCATATACTAATCTCAATTTTAACATTCCTGTACCGCCACCTAATGATAATTCTGCTTGCGCACATGCAAATACTAACCACTCTTTAATCTTCTGAGGATGTTTGTAACATACATATACTATAAGCGCAATCAAAACTATACTTGCTCCGATAAAAATACCGTTTTGTTCTAAGAATTCTATCACAATAATCCCTCCTGTAAATTTTTTATAACTTCTTCCACTTTAATAAGCCCATCTTCATCATCGCTGATTAAGAATACTTTATCATTTTCTTTTACTCCCAAAGATAAAAGACCTAAAAGTGATTTTGCATTAACTCTTCTTTCACTTTTTTCTATGAAGAAAGGTCTTTTTGTTATCTCTTGAATTTTTTGTGCAAGAGCTACAGCGCGACGACTCATAAGATAAAATGGAAAAATTATTTCTTTTTTAATCATTTTATTTTCCTCCAAATTTTTCTCGTATTAATCTATCATTATGATAAATTGAAGTTACTTTGAATTTATTTTGAAGTAAATCTGAGAAGGTATTTATATTATCTAATTCCCAAAAAGGTACTCGATATAACAGCACATTATTTTTTAGCGCCCATTCATTCTTCTTTCTATCACAGCCGCACCGATAAAGAAAATCACTTTTTGACTTATTGAAGTGAGAAGAATATTGAAAATGTTGTTCTCCATCAAATTCAATAAGAAGTATTAACCTTTTATTTTGATAAATTCCAAAATCAAATCTTAATGGCGCACCTTTCTTACCTGTAAGTCGCGGAACTGTAATTTCTCGGCTATATGATACACGCGCAAAATTAAGAAGCTTAGTAATTTTATCTTCTCCTTTACTCATAATAAAATATCTCCCTTAATCTATATTTCTATAAATAAGTGAGATATTTTTTAAAGAGTATAATATTTTAATGTTATAATTAATTACCAAATATTTTTTCGTAAGTACAATCTTTCCAAGAAATATCATCTCGCCATTCCATAATTCTTGCGTGACGAAGTGCATGAGTATCGTGTTCGATGAGCATTGCAGATACTTTACAAACTTTATGAACAAGAGGAGAATTTTCTTGCACGATCTGAGTTTTAATTTCTTCAGTTACATTGGAGATCCAACCGATAGGAATAATTTCTTCATCTTTTACAACTCCAATTTCTACTGCGCCGGCCCATCCATAGAAAGCACCTTTAGTAATGGGGGTAATTGGAAGACCTCTTGAATAATCTTCATAGAATAATCCTTCCATTTTTCTTTCGTTTTTATCGTCCCACCAATAAGTCCAATTTTCAATTTCTTTGCCAGTGTATTCCCAAGTGGAATTTTTATAATTGCCTGTTAAGAAACAGTCAATTTCATTATCAAGTTCTTTTTTTACTTTGAGACTATGTCGAGCAGTTCTTTTTCCAAACTCATAAATATTATCTTTTCTTTGAAGAACAACTCCTTCTCCTCCGCTTTTTAAAACTTGTGCAATATAATCCAACATTTGTTCAGGTTTGTCAATATATACTGCCATTTCAATATAAGGATTAGTTTTTAAAAAATTATTATAAATTATTTTTGCAGTTTTTACTCGTTCAATTAAGCTTTTTTTACTAATATCCTCACCATTAAAAGCAAGACAGTCAAAAATATAAAAAGAAAGTTTTTCTCCTTTTTCTTGTCTTTGAAGGGCTTTTTCTTTTAGACAACCAAGAATAGTTGTAACTGCTCTTGATTGCTCATTATTTTTTAAGTAAATTTCTCCAAGTAAAATAGTGCCATTTGGAACTTTATCAAATTCTTTCGCAATATGAGGAATCCAATCAATTTTAGACGTATAGCCTCCTTGAACATTTTTATTCCTTGGTCGTGAAATAAGAGTGCCATCTTCTCCTTTAATTATTGCGAACCAATTTCCATCTTTCTTATGAGATAAACAAAAATCTCCGCTATAAATCATATTATTAAGTTCTTCTTTAAAATTTTTTCCTTTTACCGGTGTCCAATATTTCATTACATCAAAATCTGAATCCAATCCATTAACTATAAGTCCCATATATTGCCTCCATTAAGTAAGTTTCATTTAAGTTTTCATAATCCCAATAAGGAATTTCTATAAGTTTTATATTATTTTTATTACAGTATTCTTTTTTTAAAGTGTCTGATTTTATTAATCTTTCATAATTTTCTCGGCTATTCCAACCTTGTTCTTTACAAGAATAATGTTGTTCTCCTTGATATTCAATTACACATAAAAGAGAGTGCTCATTATTAAAAATAGCAAAATCAAATTTTAAAGGAATGCCTTTATCAGAAACAAGTTCAGAAAAGGAATATTGTCTTATAAAAGAAATGCATAACCCCTGTAAAATTTTATTTATTTTCATTTCCCCGAGAGATTTTACACAACCACAGCTATTACTCTTTCCAATTTTTAATGAATGAGCAGAAGTAATTGTTTCTCCGCCACAGTCGCATTTACATAACCAATATGCTGAACGGTCGTTTGTTTCTCTAGGTTTGTCCACTTTTCTAATTACCGTAAGTTGTCCAAATCTCTGACCAGTCAAATCTATTGTTGTTTTTTCACTTACTATTTTTTTATGTTCGCATCCACAACTAAGGGTCGCACCGGATTTTAAATGGTCTCCTCTTACGCTTTTTATATTTCCACACTCACATTGGCAGATCCAATATACTTTACAAGTTTTACCCTTTGGCTTTGTATTGTCTCTATATAGTACAATATATTTTCCAAATTTTTCTCCTGTCAAGTCTATTATTCTACTCATATTTATCACCTCTAAATATAAGTGATATAAAGTACTAAAACTCTACATTTTTGGGACGCTAGGCCTGTCCCATATCCAAACATTATATTAGTCCTCTCTTTGTTTAAAATCTTTACAGCTGTCTGTATATTTTACTCTTGGAGCATTTTTCTGTCCCCAACATTCTGGTCGTAAAATCTTTTCATCATCATATCTTAAAATAATTTCGTGCATATATTCACAAAATTCACATCTTTTGTTTATGTCTTCTTTATCCATCTCATCTCCACAATACGAACAAAAATTTGTTTCTTTTTCTGACACGGTGCCGCATTTACTGCAATGAGGAGCGCCGTGTTTATCTAACATCCACTTTGCCATTAAAATCCTCCTCCTCTCTTCAAATAAAGAGATTGAATTTTACTCCAATCTTCTTCTCTAATGCCTCCGCAATCATATTTTTCTTGAAGATTGTAATAACATTGTTCAAAATATCTATCATTATGCCATCCGGGGAATAAACAGTCATCTACAGGTAAAAATGTATTCACTGTATCATCAACAGAGCAAATTTTGTTCCATACTTTTTCCATTGTTTTATATCCTCGTTTTGTCATCTCTGCGCGCACGTGATAGGCGTAACTAATAAAATGCATAAAATCATAATCCATAATTTTATTTACAAGGATATGATTTGGGAAGCCCTTTTCATTAATATTTCCTGCTATTGCAGAAAGTTCTCTCCACTGTGCAACTAATTGTTCACGAGGTAATACCTCAATCAAATCTTTATGCCAAAGTCTCATTTTATCCAACCTTTCATTTTTTATCTATAATTATTATATCATAAAAAAGAAAAAATGTCAAGAAATTTTCTTGACACTTATATTAATATTCTTTTATCTATATTCCAATTTATAATTAAATTTGCAAAATCTTTGCAAACTTTCTCTAATTCTTCTAAAGTTCCATTATTTAAAATAGTAATATCATAATTATATTCTGAAACTTTTTGATCTGCAGAATTAAAAAATTCTACAATACCTTGCCTTTCAACAAAAACAGTACACACATCAATATTTCTAACTTTCAATTTTTCCACAAACCATTGAATCGCTTCTGACTCTCGACAATGGACAAAATAAATTATTTCTTTATTTGCAAAATTCTCATCACTGTCCCAACTAAGAATATTTTCTAACACATCCTCATTCGCGCCATTATTATAATTTGTCCAAGCATTCTTTAAGTCTGCGAGAAATTGACGACCTTTTTCATCTTTTTCTCCATCCCAACCCATATGTGAAGCAATAAGTTTTACTTTATCAACAGTGCTTGTATTTATAACAAGATATTTATCCCAAAAATAAGTACGAGTGAGTTCAATCACTGTATCTTTCCCACTGCCGCCAGAGCCATTAATTATTATTACTTTCATTTTCTTCCTCCCATTTTGTTCGTGCCGCGACGGCTAAATCGTCAACATATTCATTCCATTTATCACCATTATGTCCTTTGACTTTATAAAATTTAATTCTTGGTTCCATAAAATAAGGTAATAAATGTTCCCAAAGATTTTTATTCGCAACGGGTTGCTTTTTGGAGTTTTTCCATCCATTCTTTAACCAAGTTTCATACCACTTCTGAGTAATACAATTATGAAGATATGCGCTATCAGTATAAACCTCAATAGTTTCAATATCTTGCTTGTTTTTTAAAAGAGTAAAAATTCCTTGATATGCCGCATAAAGCTCCATTCTATTATTTGTTGCTCCTTTTACCATTTCTGCCGCTTCACAAATAATATTTTCATTCTCATCTAATGCAACAAATGCCCATCCACCAATCGCATTTTCATATCCATTATTACTCGCCGCGCCATCACAATAAATCTTATAGTTCATAAAATTCTCCTTTTCAATTCAATTTTTATATACATTTATATTATACATCAATATCTTAAAAAAGTCAAATATTTATCTCAAACATTTGACATTTTACCCAAAATGTAGTATAATTAAATTATGAATGTACAAAATGTAGAAACTTAAGGAGGTTGAGATAATGATATTGTTTTCTACTAATTGTCCTCAGTGTAAAGTTTTGGAGAAAAAACTTATACAAAAAGGAATACAATTTGAAATTACTAATAATATTGATGAATTAATTGAAATAGGTATAAAAAGAGCACCTATTTTAAAAACAGATGACGGTCAATATCTTGATTTTTCAAGTGCAATTAAATATGTAAATGAGGTGAGTGAATGAATATAAATGTAAGATTAAATAAAAATTTCACCACTCAATATAATAAAATGCAAGTAGAATATGGAGAAGAATTTGCAAAAATTAATGGTTTTGCAGATGAACAATTAAGTTTTACTGATTTTATTGATAATTTTATTGATAAAGATACCGTCGCAGATGTTTCTGTAGATGGAAATGCTAATGTCGGTAATAAAGATATGAGGACTTTGATGAATGAAATGCCCAAACCTCATAGAAAACTTCTTGCTTTTAATAAAATTTATTATGAATTAAATAAAAAATATGGTTTTAAAACTGCAAATGACTGGTTAAGAGCTGAATGGACTAAAGCATTATATATGCACGATGCAGACACTTCTACTTATGTTCATTATTGTTTTGCTTATGATTTAAAAGAACTTGCAGAAAAGGGATTATATTTCCTTGAGGGTTTTAATGCAGAGCCGCCACAGCATCTTTCTACTTTTGTTGATTTTGTGAAAGAATTTATCAGCTTTACATCAAATAGAAGCTCAGGCGCGGTAGGACTTCCAAATATTATTCCTTATATGTATTATTTCTGGAAGAAAGATTGTGAAGAAGGATATGCTACTAAATCTCCTGAATATCATGCTCGTCAACAAATTCAGAGATTTGTATATGCAGTAAATCAACCATATGTGAGAGATGGTATGCAAAGTGCATTTACCAATGTAAGTGTATTTGATAGCGAATATCTTATGGCTCTTTTTGGTGGTTCAGAATTTCCAGATGGAAGTTTTATGGTTGATTATTTAGATGATATAAAAGAGTTCCAAAAATTGTTTATGGAAGTTGTAGCAGAAATTCGTGAACATAATATGTTTACCTTCCCTGTGCTTACGATGTCTCTTCTTCGTAAAGATAAAAAATTTGCAGACCCTGAATTTGCAGAATGGGCAATTAAACACAATATGATATGGTATGATTCAAATCTTTTTATTGATGATAATGTTACAAGTCTTTCGAATTGTTGTAGACTTAAATCTAATATTGAAGATTTAGGTTATTTTAACTCTATCGGTGGCACTGCCCTAAAAGTTGGTTCAGTAAAAGTTTCAACTGTTAATTTAGCACGCTTAGCATTAGAACACGACAATGAGACTGATTATCTTCTTGCATTAAAAGAAATCGTAGAACTCAACTGTAAAGTCCTTGATGTTGTTCGTGGAATTATTCGAAGAAATGTAGAGAAAGGTTTATTACCTAATTTCTCAAAAGGACTTGTAGATTTTGAACATTTATATAATACTATCGGTATTATTGGTGTATATGAAACAATGAAGAGCTTTGGATATACAAGAGAAGATGAATTTGGTAATGTATATTATACTGAAGATGCAGATTACTTTGGAAAACTTATTTTTGATGTAATCCACGCGACTAAAGACCAGTTTGCTCTCGATAAAGATTATAAAATTAATCTTGAACAAGTGCCTGGCGAGACTGCCGCAGTAAAGATGCAGAAAGCAGATGTATTACTTTATCCTGATACAGTAGTAAATGATTTACCACTTTATGGAAATCAATTCATTCCTCTTGGAATTAAAACTACTCTTCAAGAAAGAATTCGTATTGCAAGTTTATTTGATTCTTATTGCAATGGCGGCTCAATTGCTCATATTAATATTGAAGCCCCGTTCGCAAATTTTGAACAGGCTTGGAAGATGACAGAATATATTGCAGATCAAGGACTTACCTATTTTGCGTTCAATACAAAAATTCAGGCTTGTAAACATAATCACGCTTTCTTTGGTAATAAATGTCCTACCTGTGGTGGAGATGTAACTACTGAATTTACCAGAGTAGTAGGTTTTTATGTACCTATTAAAACATGGTCAAAAGAAAGAAAAGCAGAATATGAAATGAGAGAGTGGGAAGATATTAATGCAAATTAAATTTCTTGTAGATACTGATTTTACTAATTATAAAAAACCAAGTATGTTTATTGGTTTTCCTAAATGCAGTTTTAAATGTAACAGAGATTATGGAAAACCTATTTGTCAAAATGAAAGATTACTTTGCGCGAATAACATAGAAATTAATGAAGGAGAAGTGGTTGGCAGATATCTTGCCAATCCACTTTCCGAAGCACTTGTTATTGGTGGATTAGAACCTTTTGATACCTGGGAACAATTATATAGTTTAATTTCTGCTTTTAGAATATCTTCTGATGATGATATTGTCATTTATACTGGGTATTATATGTCAGAGATTATTGATAAAATAAATGTATTAAAAAAATATAAAAATATTATCGTAAAATTTGGAAGATATTTTCCTGGAGATAAGCCTCACTTTGAGGAAGTCTTAGGAGTAAATCTTGCAAGTGATGGTCAATATGCGGTGAGATTAGAATGCGAATAAGAAAAAATCCCGATGAAGAATTTTTTCAAATGGCAAGAGAAAGTTTGCTTAAAAATGAAGGATACTGTCCTTGTGCGCTTGAAAAAACAGAAGATTATAAATGTCCTTGCAAAGAGTTTCGAGAAATGCAAGAAGAAGGTCTTTGCTATTGCGGATTGTTGATGAAAAGTCAAGTTTAAAAACTTGACTTTTCTTTTATTTTAGTTTAAAATTTCATATGAATTTTAAAACGATTTTGAAAACAAAACTTGACAGTTTTAATAAATTGTGATAAAATATAAATATAATTGAAAATTGAGGTGAAAATTATGGAAAATTTTGAAATGAGTATTGAAATATCAATGGAAGACATTGAAGATATTAATTATTTTATTGAAAATTATCTTGTCGATGCAATGAATAAAAGTGGAGTAAGTTTCCCCGCAATGGCAGTTACCTTACAAACCTTAACAGAAAAAGTTTCTGAATTAAGAGAAGCTTTTAAGGAGGAAGATGAATGAAATTATTTAAAACTACTGATGAAAAACTTGCAGATATTGGTTTTACAAAAGTAAAAGAAGATAAATATGGAGTAAAATATACAAGAAAAAGTTTTTTTATATAACTTTACTCAAGAAGTAGACTTATATCACAAACAAAGCGGTTATCATATTTTATACTCCTGCGATCCTGAATTGTGCGATTCAAAAAATATTGGATGCACCTGTGTAGGTATAACAATGTATGAAATGAAATTATTCTATAAAAAAATGAAAGAAATAGGTTGGAAACCTTTAAAAGAAAAGCAGGTGCAATATAATGAAAATTGAATGTGAAATTTGTGGCTCTTATGCAGAGTTAGATAGCGCTCCTTTGAATAATATTTGTCCTATATGTTCACACATAGGAAGTTTATTTATAAGTGAGGAGGAGAATAATGAAAATTGAAATTTCTACTTTTAACGAAGAAATAGAATACTATGAACATTATGGATATTACGATTCAATTTCTGAAGCGATTTCTGATTTAACTCGAATGTATATTAGTGAAAATTTTACTGAAGAGCAACAACAAGAATTATTTAATGGATATGAAATTGAGCAATCAAATTTTAGAAGAGGGGATGAAAGTGAAACTAATTGAATTTTTAACAGAAAATAAAGAAAAAATATCTGTAAATTATTATTGGTATGATCATCTTACGAGACTAGAGCATCCTGAAATAGTGGAAGAAATTTCCTCCTCTATCTCTAATCATAATTGGGAAGTTTTTAACAAATATTTTTCACAGAAGAATAAAACAGTTACCCTCCCAAATACGCTTTCTGTCTATGTTGACGGAAAAGAAAATTTTTATGCTCAGATTGAGTTAAATGAATTAACTTTTAATTTTATTACTGATAGTGAATATGAGTGTGGTTAAATAAAAATTAAAATTGGAAGAATTAAATAAGTTATAATCATGTTGTTTTCAAGAAGCCGTCTGAAAATATTAAAGATAATTAAAAAACAATATCACTTATATTTAGAGGTGATAATATGGGATATATTTATAAAATTACAAACCTTAAATCTAATAAATGCTATATCGGAAAGACCGCCCGAAATTACAAAGACCGATGGGTTGAGCACGAAAGATATAAAAACAAGCATCCTTATAATACTTGGAAGCTCTACAGAATGTTAAATTCCATACCTACAGAGTTTATTAGTTGGGAAATAATTGAAGAAATCTCTAATGAAAAACTAAATGAAAGAGAAAAATATTGGATTTCTTTCTATGATTCTTTTAAAGACGGTTATAACCACACTCTTGGTGGAGATGGTGGACCGCTATATGACTATGAAGAATTAGTTTCTTATTGGCTGGGAGAAGCAAAGAAAAACAAGAAAAAAACAGCTCAACACTTTAATATGGATTATACATATTGCTGCAAACTACTGCACTCTTTAGGATGTAATAGAAGTTGGGAAGAAATTAACTCTACTGATCATGAAAGTACAAAAAGAAGAATTGTACAAATAAACAAAGAAAACGGAACAGTATTAAAAGTTTTCAATAGTATTACAGAAGCCGCAGTAGAGCTTGGAAACAAAAACTATGCAAAAACAATTAGTAATGTTTGTGCAGGTCGTAGACCAAGTTATTTGGGATATTGTTGGCAATATGAAGAGGATGTTGGAAAGCCAATTTTTTTAAATCAACAAATAAAACAAATTATTTTGCCAGAATTCGAACTATCTTTTGATAATAAAGAACTATGTGCAGACTGGTTTATTCAAAATAAAATTTGCCGCTCAAAAGACAGATATACGGTAGGAGGAGCAATTTGTTATGCTTTATCTCATAGTGGAAGATATTTTGGCATTAAAATCGAGGAAAAGGAGAAGGTGATTGTTAGTCATTATGAATAATCAAAATTATACTGCTAATGATATTGAAACTCTAAATTTTAGAGATGCAATTCGCACAAGAATTGAAATGTATATGGGTAGCGCAGATAATCAAGGCGTTCTCCAATGCATAAGAGAAATCGCTTCAAACTGTTTAGACGAAGCTATTATGGGATATGGGAAAAATATAACTATTGAACTATATGAAGAAAATAAAGTGACAATTTCCGATGAGGGTAGAGGTTGTCCTTTTGGGAAAAGAGAGGATGGCACCGAGGCACTTGAGGCTATTTATATGACCCCTCACTCAGGTGGAAAATTTTCTAAAAAGACTTATCAAAGTGTAATTGGTATGAATGGTATTGGAGGTAAAGGCGTAGCATTATCATCAGATTTTTTCCAAGTCGATAGCTATAGAAATGGAGAACAAGCAACACTAATATTAGAAAAAGGCATAAAAAAAGATTTCTTTTTAAAAACCAATACTACTCATTGCGCAGGAACAGTAGTTACTTTTATTCCTTCTCAAGAAGTATATAAAATTGAAAAAATCAATATTAATTTTGAAGATATAAAAGAAATGTGTAGAAATTGGTCATATCTTAATAAAGGAATCGTTTTTAATCTTAAAAATCATATTACTCAAGAAACCATTAGTTTTAGTTCTGAGAATGGACTACAAGACCTTGTAGCAGACAATGTTCAAACTCCTGTTCACCCAACTCCTCTCTATTTTGAGCTTGAAGACGAGAACGAAAAAGTAGAAGTTGCTCTTCAATGGACAAAAGGAAAAGAGAAATCCTTTGTATTCACCAATGGTCTTCATAACTCAGAAGGCGGCACTCCTCTTACAGGCATGAAGACTGCCATTACAACTTTTATGAAAAAACAATTTAAGGGTGGCTTTGACGGAGATATGGCGCGTACAGGTCTTATATTTGCTGTTGCGTGTAAAACTCCGAACCCCTCATTCGCTAACCAAACAAAGACAAAAATCAATAACCCAAGTCTTCGTGGTCTGGCACAGCGCGCTACCGGCGCCGCGCTCTCAGCATTCCAAGAGCAGTATCCAGACGAATTTAAATCTATTATTGATTTTCTTTCAAAAGAAAGAAAAGCAGAGCAGGCTGCAGAAAGAGCTCGTGAAGCAGTTCTTACACACACAAAAGAGATCAACGCTGCCGCAAAGAAAAAAGTTCTTATGGCAGATAAACTTAAAGATGCAGAATTTCTTGGAGAAGACGCAACTCTTCTTATTGTAGAAGGTGATTCTGCGGCAGGAGCGATCATTCAAGGTAGAGATGTAGACCATTATGGATTACTTCCCATTCGTGGTAAATGTATCAATGCACTTTCAAATCCAATGGAAGATGTATTGGCAAATGAAGAAGTTAAGGCAATTCTTATGGCTATGGGTATTACAGCAAACGGAACATTCAATCCAAAGAAGTTAAGATATGGTAAACTTGGTATTTGTGTCGATGCCGACGATGACGGCGCGCATATTGCACTTCTTGTTACTGCTCTCATTTATTCTCTTTGTCCAGAATTTGTTATTGACGGTAGACTTTGCTGGCTTAAAGCCCCTCTTTATAAAGTAGAATACGCAGGTAAAACAAATTATTACTTTACAGAAAATGAACTTCCTGTAAATTGTAAGGGTGAAATCACTCGTCACAAGGGACTTGGTGAAATGCAGCCCGAAGATGTAGAGCAATCTATGTTTGGTAAATATCAAAGACTTGAACAGATCATTCCTTCTCAAGACGGTTTTATAGCTCTTGAGCACTTAATGGGTAAAGATGTCCAACCAAGAAAAGAATTTGTATTTAATAATATCGACTTTAGTACAATTGAAGTGTAAGGAGAAATAAAATGAGTAATATAGATTTGAAACAAATGGTGGAAGATAATTTCGGTATCTACGCCGGCATGGTTATTCAAAAACGTGCTTTGGTAGATGTTCGAGATTGTCTTAAACCTTCTGCGCGACAGTTAATGTATGCGCAATATATAGATAAAATTGACTGGAAGCATAAATACCAAAAAAGTCTTAAATCAGTCGGCTCGGGAACATCACACTTTTATGTGCATGGTGACGGGTCTGCTTATGGTGTGCTTATTCGTATGGGCAAACCATTTGCTATGAGATATATGTTGGAAGATGTCAAAGGTAATGCCGGCACTATGACAAAGAACGGTAATGAAGCATCTTCTCGTTATACGGAAATGAGACTTGCTCCTATTTGTGCAAATTTATTTGAAAATATTGATAAAAACACAGTAGAATGGGCTGACAATTATGACAACACAGAACAATTTCCTACTGTATTCCCTTCAATGGGGTATTATAATATTGTAAACGGTACTCTTGGTATTGGTGTTGCACTTGCTTCATCAATTCCACAATTCAACTTAAATGAAGTGAATACTGCTCTTATCAAGTTGCTCGATAATCCAGAGATTGATTTTGATGAGATTTATTGTCGTCCAGACTTTGCAACTGGTGGTATTCTTATCAATGAAGCAGAGGTAAAAGAAAGCTTAAGAAACGGACATGGTAAAGCTTGTAAAATTCGAGCAAAAATGGAATACAATGAAAAGGAACATTGTTTAGTAGTTACTGAAATTCCTTATGGTACTTATACTGATAATATCTGCGCGCAAATGGCAAAATTGCTTGATGAAGAGCCAAATTGTGGTATTGATAAATTTGTTGACAGGACAAAAACTTCTCCAAATATTAAAATTTTCCTTGCTAAGCGTGCAAATATCAATCAAGTGATTAAGACCCTTTATACAAAAACAGACTTGCAATCATACTATTCTATCAATATGACAATGCTTGATATGGGGACTTCACCTAAGGTTTTTGGTTGGAAAGAAGCTCTTGAAGCACACCTCCATCACGAAGCAGATGTTCTCCGTAATGCTCTTTGTTTTGACAGACAGAAAAAACTTGATAGACTTAATATTGTTGACGGTCTTCTTATTGCAATCGCAAATATCGAAGAAGTAATTTCTATCATTAAAAATTCTTCTGATGGTGCAGCAGCTAAGAAAGCACTTATGGAAAACTTTAATCTTAATGAACCCCAAGCGAAAGCGATTCTTGATATTAAACTTGTTCGTCTTGCAAACCTTGAAGCAGTAAAAGTTGAGAATGAAAAGAAAGAGCTTCTTGCAGAAATTGAAAGAATTAATTTCTTACTTTCATCAACTAAAGATTTTAACCAAGTTATTAAAGATAGGCTTATGGAAGTTATGAAGAAATATGGCGATGCTCGTCGTACTGAAATTCAAAACATCAGTTTTGATGACGAGGAGATTGAACCCCTTGAAGAAAAGGAACTTATTGTATATCTTTCAAATCTTGGTAATCTCTATACAGAAGAGAAAACAAGCCTTCTTGTTCAGCGCCGAGGCGGTAAGGGAACTAAAGTGAAATTATTGAAAAATGAATATCTTATTGAGACAGTGAGTGATTCAAATGCATCTACCTGTCTCGCCTTCTCAAATAAAGGAAAGGTATACTCTTTCAATATGGCAACTCTTACTCCTTCTCAGAAACTTAATGTAAGAGAGATTTTTGAGCTTGAAAGTGATGAACAGATTACCAGACTTCTTCCTTTCAATAAATTTAATTCTTATAAATATATTCTTTTCACCACTTCTAAAGGACTTGTTAAAAAGACAGAAGTAGAGGAATATCGTATCCGTAAGTCAAAAGGAGTTATCGCCCTTAAGCTCAAAGATGGAGATTCTCTTGTTGGTGTAGAATTTATCAATGATGAGCCACTTAAATTTTTGACAAAACAGGGAAAGTCTGTTATAATAAATACACAAGAAATAAATTCAACGGGTCGAGCAACTGCGGGAGTTTGTGGTATAAAACTTAATGAAGGCGATGAAGTAGTATGTACTCATCTTATTTCAAATGATATCACTCATATTCTTACAATTTCTAAATTTGGTGTTATGAAAAAAATTCCTTATTCTGAATTTAATATTGGTTCTCGTGCGACTAAAGGTGCATCAATTCAGAAATTAAAAGACGAAGACCAAATGGCAAACTTCTTGCCTCTTAATTCAGAAGATAAAGAGCTTACTCTTATTTCAACAATAGGTACTATTCGTATTCCTATTGATACAATTGAAGAAAGCAGTCGCGCCGCACAAGGAGTACAGGCAAAGAAACTCGTTGCAAAAGAATACATTATTAAAGTGGTGAAATAAATGGAAGATACAATTAAACTTTATACTGATGAGCAATTAAAAACTCTCGAAGAAGTTCAATTCCAAAATAAATTTATCTCTGAACATAAAAATATCTTTTTCTCAGTATGTAATAAAATTTTAGATTTTTTATATACTGAGGAAGAGGTTGACTCTAAAAGAGATGAACCAATGTATGAAGATATTTCAGTCATAAAAAATAGTTCAAAAGATTTTGAACTTATAAGAAAAAAAGTGAAAAATGAAGCGCCTTTATCTCAAGGTGAAATTGCATCGTTGCTTGTCGCCTCTCAATACGTATGTACTGATATGGCAAGATTAGCTACTCAGTTCGCCTCCGCTTCAAAAGAATTGGAAAGCTATATTAAAACTTTGACTTTTCAAGACAAATGAGATATAATTAATTTGTAAGAAAAAAGATAGCAGATGAAATTCAAGTCGGCTATTTTAATAAAAATATTTTAGAATAATTTGGAGGAAAACAGAATGAAACTCGCACTTACAGAAAGACAGATCGCAATTCACACATTTTTAAAGGAGACAGACGGTGAAAAATTCACTGCTTATCAAATCGCTGATACTCTTGGTATTGACAGAAAAGCTATCAATGCTCTTGTTACAGGTATCGCAAAGAAAGGTTGCTGTGTTCGTGAAGAAGCAACTTCTACAAACGAAGAAGGTAAAGCTGTAACAGTTAAGTATGTTGTACTTACTGACGAAGGTCGTGCATACGATCATGATGCTGCTGTTGCTCACGATGAAGCTGAAGCTGAAGCTGCAAAAGAAGCAAAGAAAACAGCTAAAGCAGCAGAAAAAGCAGCTGAATAATTAGTCTCTTGCATTAAAGGGGAAGATTTATCTTCCCCTATTTTTTATCACAAACATTATAACTTAACATTACAGGAGTGAAATTACAATGGCAAAATGGGAAAACGGAGCATTAAACGAAGTAGCAATTGACGGTATTTTAAGTGAAGTAAAATTACAGGAAGGTCAGGATAAAAACGGCAAACCTGCAATTTTTGGTGAATATAAAATCAGAACCTCAAATACAATTGATGGTATTGAATATAATGTAGAAATTCCCGTAAGAGTTTATCAGTCAAAGATAACTAAAAACGGAAAAGACAATCCTGCTTACGCCGCTGCAGAAAAGATTATGAAAGATTATGTTTCTATCGCCGCAGGGGGAGTAGAAAAAGCAACAGCAGTAAGACTCCCTGAGAAATCAACAAGTCTTCAGGAAAATTTCTTTATGTCAAAAACAACAAATCAGATGGTTTTTGGCTCAGGTATCCGTGCAAGCTTTATTAACGAAATCAATAAAGCAGATATGACATATGGTGCAAGCTTTAAAACAATTGTTGTTATTGGTGAGCTTACAGACGAAGTAACCCCTGATGGTGAAGAAACAGGTCGTCTCATTCTTAAAGGCGTTCTTCCTCAGTGGGGTGGTAGAGTTGATGTTATCGACTTTATCGTAGCAAATCGTAGAATTGCAGATCATGTAAGAAACAACTGGCAAAAAGGCGACACAGTTCTTATCGGTGGTCGTATTAACTTTACTTCAGTTGTTGAATCTGCTCCTCAGTCAGAAAATACTTTTGGTGAAGTAATGTCTTCTTCAAAAACTAAGAGTATCAGAGAATATATCATCACTGGTGGCCATGAGGAACCTCTTACAGAAGAAGAAGGTGCATACGCGATGGAAGATATTGCAGAAGCACTTCAGGAAAGACAAGCAAGAATTGAAGCTGCAAAGTCTAAAGCTGCGGCAGAAACAAAGAAACCTACTCCTTCATTTGGATTTTAATTTACGAGGTGAGAGTTAATGGCAGGAATTGATTTACTTGCTCTTGAACCTACTAAAATCAGTAGAAATTTAAGAGGTAAGTTCTTATTGGTTTATGGTCTGCCTAAAGTGGGTAAGACAACTCTTTTGAGTAAACTTCCCCACTCTCTTATTCTCGCTTTTGAAGCAGGTACTAATGCGCTTAATAACGCTTATGTTCAGCCTATTAAAAAATGGACAGACGCAAAAAGTGTATTACGAGAACTGAGAAAAGAGGCAGTTCAAGAAAAATTCCACTTTATCGGTGTAGATACTGCCGATATTGCTTGGAGTTTATGTGAAAAATATATATGCCAACAGAACCAAGTTCAAAATCTTGGAGATATTCCTTGGGGTAAAAACTTTGCCCACTTATGCAGAGCATAAGTTAATAGAAACCAAAAACGGAAAGGCTGAGAAGCTAATCCGAGCGGAAGTGTTAATGTAAAAGTTAATACACGTGCAACGCATAGAATTATTAAACATTATAGGAGGTGCTTCGGATGAAGAACCAATTTTCAGAAATAGAGAAAAAAAATATAATTTATAAATATACAGAATTAAAATATAGTCGGACCAAACTTGCAAAAGAATATCAATGTAGCGACAATAAAATTTTAAAAGTATTAAAAGATAATGATGTCCATATTCGTTCAAAAAAAGAAATAGATGGTAGAAAATATAAAGTTAATGATAATTATTTCAAAACACAGGGTGCTAATCAAGCATATATTATTGGTTTTCTTGCAGCAGATGGCAATGTTAGTGAGAAAGAAAATAGAATTGATTTAGAGCTTCACTCTCAAGATAAAGAAATTCTTGAGGAAATGCGCAAAGAAATAGAATCAGAGAGACCAATAAAATCTTATGTTTGTAAGAACGGATATGAAAAAAATAAGTTGCTGTTTTGGTCAGCAGAAATAAAAAAGGATTTGGCTACTTTTGGAATTGTTCCTAATAAAACTTATTCAAAAGATTATCATTTTCCTTATAAGATTAAAAACGAATTTATTATTGACTATATTAGAGGCTTGTTTGATGGAGACGGTAGTATAAAAAAGACGGATAATTCTCTTTGTTTTCAAATTGATTCCTCAAACAAAAATATTCTTTTAGCTATTCAAGAATGGTTTGAAAAAGAACATTCTATCTATGTTCAAATAACTGAGAAAAAAAGTAGCAATATTTTACTATATCGGCTGTATTGTTATGGAAAAGAAGTGGAGAAAATATTTTCTATACTATATACAAGAGATTCTCTTTATTTGAAAAGAAAGTATAATAAATTTTTAGAATTACTATAATGATATAAAATTCCACGAGGGTTTCAATCTTCGGAAGAAGATTAAAAGATATGCTGAACTTACAAGAATAGGAATTGTAAGAAATAAAGGATAAAAAACCTTTATGATAACAAAATTGAAAGGCTATGCTCTTTGTAAACAAGAGTTCGAAGATTTCTTTAGAGAAATTGCCCAACTTGGTTATGGTATTTGTTTTGTATCTCATAGCGCAGAAAAAACAATGAAAGATGAAAAGGGTAATGATTATACATCGCTCGCCCCTGCTCTTCCTTCTCGTCCATATGATATTGTCAATAAAATGGTTGATATTATTGGTTATATTCGTGCTGTGAAAAATTACGACACAGGTGAAACAAAAACTTATATATTCTTGCGCGGAGATGATAGATTCGTTGCAGGTTCAAGATTTAAATATATTGAGCCAAAAGTAGAGTTTAGCTATGACGCTATTGCAAATGCAATCTATGATGCTGTTGATAAACAGGTTGCCGCAGATGGTACGGGTGCTGCATCAGAAGTTTATAATCCTTTCTATCAAAATATGAAAGAGAAAACTTTTGAGGAAATCCGTGCAGAAGCTAAAGAGCTTTGGGATAAGCTTGTTACAGAAACAGGCAGTGAGGAGAATGCAAATAAAATTTCATTTATTATTGAAAGAATCTTTGGTAAAAAGATGAAACTTTCAAAAATCACAGAAGCCCAAAAAGATCTTTATGAACTTGTTGTCGCAGAAATGCAAACTTTAGTAAACTAAGAGGAGGGCGTAAGCCCTCTTCTTTTATTTTAGGAGAGATGTAATGTATTTGTTAGATACTAATGTGTTATTAAAGTATCCTTCTGTATTAAAAAGTTTTGAAAATGAAGTGGTAATTTCTATTCGTGTTTTAGAAGAGTTAGATGGATTAAAAAAGAATTCTAATCCTGAAACTGCTTATGAGGCACGCCGAGCGAGCCATAAGATTATCAAACAACTTTCAAATATTAAGTTTGAAACAAAAGTAGATAGAAAGTCAAGCGCAGACGATAGTTTGATTATTCTTGCAAAAAAGAAAGATTATATTTTAGTTAGTAATGATTTGAATGTGATTATTAAATGTAAAGCAAGAAAAGTTCAGTATCAAACTTATGATAAGGTTGAAACTAACTATACTGGAGTAAGATATCAAGACTTTACTCTTGATGAAAATCTTTATAATCGTCATTTAGATTTACTAATTGAGAGAGGAAAACCACCTTTTCCTATGAGAGAAAATGAATTTCTAATTATTCACGATCAATTCGGAAAAGGAGTATGTAATTTTATCTATAAAGAAAATAAATTAAATTTGCTCAATGGACACGGATTCAAATCTGAATATGTTGGAAAAGTTACTCCTCGTAATCTTGAACAAGACTGTTTAATGGAATTATTACAAAATAAAGATATTTCCATTCTTGCGGCAACAGGAGAGTACGGTACAGGAAAGAGTTTTTTACTTACTACTTTTGCACTTCAACAATTAGATAGAGGTAAGATAGATAAAATTGTATATGTGCCAAATAATTCTATTGTAGAAAATACAAGAGAACTTGGTACTTTGCCTGGAACCACGACTGACAAAGAACTTATTTATATGGGGCCAATTCTGGATATAGTTGGAGAAGATAGAGCAAGAGATATGATAGAGCGTGGACAAATAGAAATTGTGCCAATTTCTGTTATGAGAGGACGCAGTTTTAATAATTCTATTGTTCTTATTAATGAAGCACAGAACCTTACAACAGAACATATAAAACTTCTTATCGCTCGTTGTGGAACTAATACCCGTATTTTCTTTGACGGAGATATTAAACAAAGTGACAGTTCCATTTTTAAAAATAAGAGTGGATTAAAACTTCTTCTTCATCTATCCAAAAGTGAAGAATATGCTAAAATTTTTGGTACAGTAAGATTAAACTCTATCGAAAGAAGCAAAACTGCACAGGCGAGTGCATACTTAGATAACTTATTGATTTGACAAAACAACAATTTTGTGGTATAATAAAGATATAAATTAAAAGAAATAAGGTGATATTATGGCACAAACTATTGTAAAGTGTTCTTTATGCGGCAACGGCGTATTGAAAACCGAAGCAGAGCGTTATAAGAATAAAAATTATCACGCAGAATGTAAAGTTAAAAAAGTAGAGAAAGAAGAACTTTCAGAATATATTTGTAGATTATTTTCTCTAAAGGCGCCCGGTCCAAGAATCAATACACAATTAAAAACTTTCTTTGATAAATATCCGAATTATACTCATAAAGGAATTAAACAAGCATTAGAATATTTTTATGAAATTCAAAAGAAACCAATTGAGAAAGCAAATCAAGGAATAGGTATTGTTCCTTATGTTTATGATTCTGCGCAAGAATATTTTAATAATATAAGTTTGCGGCAAGAGAGAGTTGCAAATGCGCTAAGTGACTCTCTCAATGTCCAAACTCAAAATATAATTGTAAAAAAACAAGAGAAGAAAAAAGAATTATATGATCTAGAAAATCTATGAGAAAGAGGGATTAAATGGAGAAAAGGAATATTGTTATGCAACTTTTAGGTTGCTTAATGAAGAATCCTCTTTTTCTCGGTGAGGTAAATACCTATAATCTAACTCCAAATGATTTTTCAAAAACAATGGATAAGCAAATTTTTGCGGCGATATACAATCTTTTTAAGGGCGGCGCAGAAAAAGTAACTGTTGTTGATATAGATAATTATCTTAAAGGACATCCTGCGATTTATTCAGATTTTGTAAAAAACAATGGAATTGAGTATTTGCAGGATGCAGAAGATTTTGGAGTATTAGAAAACTTTAGTTACTATTACACCACATTAAAAAAATATAACGCAATAAAAGACCTTCAAAAAGAAGGCTTCGATACATCAGATATCTATCCTACTGATATGTTGGATCCAAATCAAGAGGATAAACTGAAGAAGTTTGATAGTATGACAATTCAGATGATTTTTGAAAATGTTAGAAGCAAACTTGTGAAAATCGAAGGAGAATACAATGCAGGTACGAACACTAAAGTGTGTTATGCTAATGAGGGAATCGATGCTTTATTAGACGGACTTGCGGCGACTCCAGAAATCGGGGTTAATCTCCCTGGTGAGAGTTATAACACTATTGTGCGAGGCGCAAGAAAAGGTAAATTCTATTTACAATCATCAGGAACTGGCGTAGGTAAAACTCGTAGAATGGTGGGAGAATGCTGTTATATTGCCTATCCAATTAGATATGATTGGATAAGACGACAATGGGAGAAAAGAGGAAGTTGTGAAAAAGTTTTGTATGTCGGTACAGAACAAACAATTTCAGAAATTCAAACTTTAATATTAGCATATATAAGTGGTATAAATGAAGAAAAGATTTTATATGGAAGATACAATGATGAAGAACGAAAAGTGTTGGAAGATACACTTAAAATAATGGAAATTTATAAAGAAAATTTTACAATTGTGCAGTTACCCGACCCAAGTATTCAGTTAGTAAAAGGAACAATTAGAAAAGAGTGTTTATTAAAAGAAATTGGTTATGTATTTTATGACTATATCTTTTCAAGTCCTGGATTACTTGCAGAATTTAGAGATTTAAGAATAAGAGAAGATGTTGCTCTTGGTATGTTGTCTACAGCCTTGAAAGATTTAGCAGTAGAATTAGATGTATTTATGAGAAGCGCAACTCAGGTGAATGGTGACTTACAAGAAATTAAAGGTATCCGAGATCAGAGATGTATTCGTGGTGCAAAAGCTATTGCAGATAAGATTGACTGTGGTATGGTTACTGCGAAAGTAAATCCTGATGAACTTATGACCTTAGACAAACTTATTCGAGAAAAAGGTATTTGTCCTAATCAAGTAAGTGATATATATAAAATGCGTCGAGGTCGATATAATGATGTAAGAATTTGGTCTGAAATGGATCTTGGAACTTGTCGAATAAAAGATTTATTTGTTACAGATGTTAACTTTAAACCCTTAATAGATTTTTATCCTATCTCAATTAGTTATGAAGATTGCGATGATGAAATTCAATCATTGTTAGATTTTTTAAATGAAACCGATCAAGAACAGATAGTTAAAGTTGAAACTCCTATTGTTGAAGTTCAGCCTATTATTGAACTTGAAAATGTAAATCTTGCTAATCCAAATAACTGGGTATTTTAAGGAGACATAATGATAGATTTAAATAAAATATTAACTGATTTAACTGATGAAGATATAATAAATATTGTCTGCTCTCTTGGAGCAGACAGGTATCAAGAACAATCGGATGCAATTATTTTTCCTACTATTTGCCACAATGAGGCAGCGGAAGATGCTAGTATGAAACTATATTATTATAAAGAAAATAAAAAATTTCACTGTTATACTGACTGTTCTGCAAACTTTAATTTATACAAACTTATTGAAAAGGTTTGGATACTCCAAGGCGGCAATTTAGTAGCAAATAAAGAATTAAAAAAATCAAAAAAAGATTTTTGTTTTTTTGACACTGTTCGATATGTTATGGACAGTAGTAACATAATAGTAGATTTTAATGAAAATAAAAAAGAACGATATGTTAGTGAAAGACAAAAATATCAAAAGAAACAAAGAATTATAGAACTTCAAACATTTGCAGATAGTATATTAGAAATATTTGAAGATGTTTGTCCAGTCGAATGGCTAAACGAAGGAATTACTCCTGAAGCTATGAAACATTATGG